GGTGACCGGCGCACCTGCGGCATCCAGCGTGATGCCCTGCACCGTCGCCATGCCGCCGACCACGCCAGTGCGGCTGCTGTCGAGATGATCGCTCTCCAGCACCTGTAGCCGCAGTCCGATCGGATTGCCCGGTGTGGGATCGGTGGCCAGCAGCCGGATCAGGCACTCGCCGCTCTCAACGACGGAGCGCATGATCAGCGCCTGCAAGCCGTAGAGATCGAGCCGCCCTTCGGCATCGCAGGCAGTGCTGTCGGCCCACCGCCGCCAGGCATCGGCGTGCGGTTTGTCGGGCCAGCGCGTGGTGATCCCCGCGCCGACGGCGTTGCCGGTCCAGAGATCGACGATGCGGGAGGCATAGGGGTCGTTGCGCACGGCGTCGCGGGCGCGGCGCGCGATGCTGGTGATCGCGCTGCCAACCTCGGTGTTGGCGCTGCCGCCGGAGGGCGCCCACGCGGAGGCGCGCACATCCTGCGCCGCGGAATAGCCGCGCAGGGCGTGCCATGCTTGGCGGATGCGGGTGCGGATCATGGGCTGCTACTTCACCAACAGCCGCTTGACGACCTCGACGACGGTTCCCTCGCCGAACAGCAACAGCAGCACGATCGCCACCAGGACGAGTTCCATGCGCTTGAGCCGGACATCGGTCTGCTTCCAGCGTTCGGCGCAGATCGCCTCGTGCACGGCGAGCTTCTGCGCGACGTCATCTTCGGACATCGGGCGGTCCTCCATTCTCGATCGTCAGTCGCCGTCGCGGACGAAGCGGGCCAGGGTCATGTTCGGCCGTCGCTGGGCGGTATTCTCGGCGGCATATCCGGCGGCGAGGGCTCGGGCGATCTCGTCGAGCGAGCGGTATTCGACCGTCCGTCCCTCGAAGGTCACCCGCATGGTGCCGCCGGTGAAGGCGTCGGCCAGGCCACGCCAGCGATTGCCGGTCGGCTGGGCGATGGCCCAGGCCAGAACGTCGGGGTTCATTGCGTGGTCTCCTCAGCGCAGCCAGCCGGATCGCGCGCCGAGCCATGTCCGTGGCCGCATCGCCGTGGCGGTTGCCGTCGATCCCGCGATCGCCTCAACCTGCTGTGCAGGCGTCTCCGGACTGGAAGCCGCAGCCGTCGGCGCGATCGGCGCGTCGGCCACTTCCTCGCGCAACCGTTGCCAAAAGCGCTCGCCATAGCGATCCGCGCCCAGCAGCCACAGCGCCGCGCGCGCCAGCACCGCGCAGTCCAGCGCCTCATTGCGATCACGCAGCTTGGCCCATTCCTGCCGGGCAAAGCCGCGCCGGTCCTTGGTCGTGCGCAACTGCTCGGCGACCAGCTGCTTCACCCACTCGACCTCGATGCCGCGCGGCAGATGCACCCAGCCCACCGGGAACTCGTCAGCATCGCCGCGACCGAGCCACAGCCGGCGATACAGATCGGCCTTCCAGGTCGAGACCGACACCGTCCACAGCTTCAAGCCGCGGCGCAGCTTCTGGCCGTTGACCAGCGCGTCTACCAGCGTCGGCCCATGCACCGGCTGTGCCCGGTTCCAACCCTCTACGCCCTTGGTCGGGGCGATGCGCGGATCCCGCAAATGCCGAAGATGGCCATAGACCGACGCCGTGTCGCGCCCGCCGGTGTCGACGCAGACCTTGGCGATGCGCATCGCACCAGCGCCGGTACGCGGCCAGTCGCGTGCCAGCAGCTTGGCCAGTTCCTCCCACGGTGCCCGATCCCGCGGACTGCCGGAGATCACGACGTGGTCCACGAGCCAGGAGGTGTATCCCTCGGCCCAAGCCCAAACGTCACATTCGATCCTGTCGTCCTGCACGTCCACGCCGGCGGTCAGCACCAACGCGCCGGCCGGCACGGTGCCGAGGGAGAAATCCTCGCGCCGCTCGACCAGGCGCTCCCAGTCCGGCGCCTCGCCACGCTCCTGCCAGGTCTCGCCCAGCACCGTATTGCGGAAGGTCTTGATGTCCTCTGGCTTGCCCTGCGCCATCTCCCAGTCGCGCGCGATCTGCTCCCACGATAGCCAGCCGATCGGCGAATACAGCGCCGAGATGTGGAAACCCACCGTGTGCGGGTCCTGCGCCTCGGCCGTCGCCCGCCACTTGCCGCCAGCCAGCATCGCTGTCTTGTGGTGCTCGCCGATCGCCGCGTCGCAGGCCTCGCAGTGGTATGCCACCGAGACCGGGTTGCCCTTCTGCCAGATCAGCCGCTCGAAGTGCAGCCATTGCATCGCCCCGCATTGCGGACACGGCACGAAGTACCGCCGCTGGTCGCTGGCCAGATACTCGCGCTCGATCCGGCTGCGCCCGGCGATGGTCGGCGTGGAGACCAGGAAAGCCTTGCGTCGCCAGCCGAAGGTGCGGGCCCTTGCCTCCGCCAGGGCGATCGGATCGCCCTCGCCATCGACGTCGCCGGGATAGGCGTCGACCTCGTCGAGGAACAGAAACCGCGCCGTCATCGAGCGCAGGCCCACCGCCGAGTTGGCACCGGTCAGCACCAGGATGCCGCCGGGGAACTCCTTGGACAGCATCGTGTTGCCGCTGTCCCTGGCGCGCGGCGGCGCCACCCGTTCACGCAGTGCCGGCGTCTCCTCCAGCAGCGGGTCGATCCTCTGCCGGCTGAACCGCTTGGCCAGTTCCACCGTCGGCTGCACCGCCAGCACCGGCGCTGGCACGTGGTGCATGATGTAGCCCAGCCAGTTATTGCCGGCCTCAGTGCCTCCGGTCTGAGCGCCCTTCATGAACACCACCCGGCGGGCAGGGTTCACGGCGGACAGGGAGTCCATGATCTCGCCGAGATACGGCGCCCGAGCCGTCCGCCACGGTCCAGGTTCGGCTGACGCGCGTGTGCTAAGGCGGCGGTGCTGCTCGGCCCACTGGGTAACGGTGAGCTGCGGTGGCGGCCGCAGCATCGCGCCCGCCCGGCGGCGGACGTGTTCAGCGGTGCGGGCTACGGTCTCTGAGGCCTGGGGGATCAAAGCGATCTGAGGCCTCCATCAGCAGGTCGGTGATGTGCTGCTGCAGCACGGTCTGCACGAGATGCGGATCGGCCCCGAGTTCGGCGGCGATCAGGCCGGAGACACGGGCGGGCCAGTTCAGCAGTGCGTCACGCATGGCGCCGGCGATCTCGTCGATCGCGGTGTTGGCCGCAGCGGCATCGAGCAGCCGGCCTTTGTCCTCATCGAGCGCCATGCGCTGCGCTTCGACCTTGAGCGCCAGTTGCGCGACGCGCAGGCGGGCATAGGGCGTGGCATCGCCGGACAGCCCGGCGTTCGCGGTCCCAGCGCCGGCAGCACCTGCCAGGGGCGAGCGGAGGGGATCGGCGGTCTCGATCATGCGGCGGCGGGTCTTCTCCACGTCCCACTTCCCGTCCGGCTGACGGACAATCCGGCCCTTGGCTTCGGCCTTGCGCAGCGCGGCCTCGGTGACGCCGATGCGGCGGGCCAGTTCGCGGGTCGAGGGGGTCAATTCCGGCATTGGCGGCCCCCTCGCGCCACGCACTCAGGCTCGATCGCGGGCAGCCTCATGAAGTGATCGGACGCCCGCGAACAAAGCAATCATTCTGCGCTCAATCCAACTTGGCTCAGGCCCGGCACAGCGCGAAGTATCCATCACGCGCAGGGGACAGGCCCCGCCAGACAGGAGCAGCAGAGATGGCCAGCAACACGATCCCGCAGACTCAGAACCGCGAGTGGGGGTTCTTCGGCACCATCAACCACCACGGAGATCCCGAGATCGCCTGGCCGATCGCCATCAACACCATCAGCGACGCCACCACCCTGCCGGCCACCACGGTGCAAGCCTTCCTCGACAGCCGGCACGGCCGCCACTTCGCCGACGACGTCTCCAACGAACTGGCGGCCGGCAAGCCCCTCGCCGACGCCATCCAAGCCACCGCCACCCGCTGGATGGGCTGGCGCATCAGTTCCCGCACCGCCCACGAGACCGGCATCCCCCGCGGACTCCCCTACCTCACCGGCTACGTCATCCACGCCGAGATCGAGGCCGACATCGCCGACTGACGCACCGCCCTCCGCCACCGCCCCGACCGGGTT